TGAAATTGTGGAACTTATCTCCGCCGCCGAACAAAAAGGCAGGAAAGAAGAAAGGAAAGAAATTGTGGAAGAAGAACAGAAAAAAATGAGAGAATTAGTAGAATCTTTTCTCGGCCATAGACCGGACCGGTCAACGCCATAAGAAATTTGCTTGAAAGGCTGGAAATATGGTATAATGGAAACAATATGATAAATATCAAAGCAATAATACCCGAAGGCAACGCCAAAAGATTATATACTATGATTGTCAATGGTTTTAAGTTTTCCTTTGAAGTAGAGAATACCGAGCAGGCCGGCAAGCCGCCACTTGAGATTCTTTATGACGAATTAAGAGTGATTGTGGGATTGGTTGAAAAACATCTCGGAATAAATCAATCTACAAACCCGTTAGATTACCCGCCAGCAACAAAAGAATTGCCCGAAGGCGAAAAGAAAATAACGCTTGAAGATTTAAGAAAAGGAGATGCCTAAAGATAAACTAAAACCTAAAGAAGAATTGTTTTGCCAGTATTATGCGAGAAGCGGACAGGCATTCGGAAATCAAACAAAATCTTATGCTTTGGCTTTTGGAAAGGATTTTGGGAATAAAAAGCAATCAGAATTGTGCAGTTCTATGTCGAATCGTCTGCTTGGAAAAGTAAAGATTTATCGGCGGTGCGAACAACTTTTGAACGAAAAAATAAATAATGAGGTAGTTGACAAGGAATTGGCAAAAGTTATTAAACAAAGCGAAAATTTACACGCAAAGGTCAGCGCGATAAGCGAATATAATAAAGTCCGTGGCAGAATCACAACCAAACATAAATTTGAAGGAGTCTCTGATGAAGCACTTACAGAAAAGCTCGCCGAAAGACTTGCGGGAATTATTGGAGATAACAGACGAACTGGAACAACGCCAAAAGGAAAATCTGGCTAAGACATATATTCCCAATGGCAAGTGCGAGGAATTTATCAACCTTGTCGGTTCTAATAAGTGTTTCGTCAATTTGTTTATAGCCGGTAATGGGGTGGGGAAGACGGGAGCAATGGCGAACATCATCGCGAATATCTGTTTCGGCCCGCAGAATGAATGGTTTAACAATTTGCCGCTCTTCAAGAAGTTTCCTTATTTGAAGCGAGGCAGAATCATATCAGACCCGACCACCATTAAAGAAAAGATAATTCCCGAACTGAAAAAATGGTTTCCATCCAACCGTTATCAAGAACATTACACAACTGAAAAAAACGGGAAATTCTGGGAATCCAAATGGACGACCGATAGCGGATTCACTTTTGATTTAATGAGTAATGAGCAGGAAACGAAAGAATTTGAAAGTGCGGATTTGGGTTGGGTGGCGCTTGACGAACCGAGCCGGAAAGATATTTATACCGCTACCGTGGCCAGAACAAGGATGGGAGGAATTATATTTTGGGGACTGACTCCGCTTTCATATTCCGCTTGGATTAAGGACGAGTTATACGATAAGCGGGATGGGAAGAACGTTGATTTCATTGAAGCGACCGCGGAAAACAACTGCCGGCAGCATGGAGTAAGAGGAATTCTTGAACACGAAAACATTGAAAGAATGATTGCTCAATATCCTGAAGACGAACGTGAAGCGAGAATAGAAGGAAAATTCGGGCATTTGATTGGCCGCATTTTCAAAAGTTTTAACCGCAAGATTCATGTTATCCGGCCGTTTGAAATGGATAGACGATTGTTCTGCGTGGCAATGGCACTGGACACTCATCCGCAGACAGATGACCACGCAATATGGATGGCGATAGATGAACGAGGGCAAAAGTATGTTATAGCGGAATATGTCGGCAAGGGAACTTCGGCTCAAATAGCAGCCGAGTTTAAACGAGTAGAAGGCGGGATGAGAATGATCGGACGATTGATTGACCCTTCGGCTTACAATGAGGATGAGCGGAGCGATTTACAGGAACCGAGTTTTGGCAGAAGAATGGAAAAGCACGGATTCAATTTTTCCGAGGGAAGCAAGGATTTAGTCAATGGCATAAGAAGATTATATGATGCTTTTTCCTTTACGATGGTTGGCAATGAATTGATTAAGCGCCCGGAAATCCTGATTTTTGACACTTGTCCCGTGACCATTAAGCAAGTTGAAGAATATAGCTGGCAGCCCCATCTCCAAAGCAAAGGCGCGGATTTAAGACAAGAGAGAGGCAAACCGATTGATAAAAATGACCATCAGCCGGAAAACCTGCGAAGATTATTACAAGCGAATTTCCATTTTGAAAGAGAAATTTTTGATAACAATAATCAAGAATGGCCGATTGGCAAAGGATTAATAGATTAGAAATAAAAAACTTATGCTTATTAGAAGTAAAGAAAATAACTAAAATGATAAATATAATAATAAATATAAGAAATATTTTTCGTTTTTATAGAAGAATAGGACACATTATTATTCCGTTTCGCTGGTCAGCTTTCGATTTGATGGCGACCATTGGGGGAAAAGAAAAAGGGGAGACAATATCATTTGGAAATTATATGGCTTTCACAGATTATATTAAAGAGGGCGACGAATTGTATAGCGAAATAAAAAGAATACACGAGGAAAATTATCAAGATACCTTTAAGCATCTATTATTTTTTGGCGTTGAACGAAATGGGAATATAAAGTTTGTTTTTAAAGAAAAGACGGGACTGACCTCTAATCCGCTGACCTCTCATCCGCTTGATTTTCGTTCTACATTTGGATGGAAAAGTGAAGGGAAAATTATTATATAATGAAAATAATTAACCCAATTCAAAAATCACGGCCGGTCCGCTTTTTAGATATTCCGAGAGTCATCTGGGACTCTTGGCGGATTAAGTGGGCGATGAGAAAACCGTTTGACGGTAGATTTCCGTTCGCTGCTTCCATTTCACATTGTCAGATTACAAACAAAGACCCATTGAGATTTTTTGTGGTGGATAAAGAGGGCGGAACTTATGAAAAAGATAGGCAAGGCAATCTAAAACCGCTTCGGTATGCTTATCCTCTCAAAAAGTGGTTCAGAGCCAGAACGATAATCAATCCTGTGCCTATAAAACACGGCACCGAGATTATCTCGTCATTGGAGGGATGTATGGGCGATGGCAACGAAAGAAAGCGGAGAATAAGACGATATGAAAATGTTTGGATTACTTATTGGACTTTTTTCGGAAAGAAGACACGCAAATTTAGTTTATACCGGGCAATTTTAATTCAGCATGAACTTGACCACTTTGATAACATAAGCATTGAGGACAGATATTCACATAAATACCCCCTTATTGAAAAACAATAAAAAGTATGTTATAATGTTAGTTAATACAATTACTGCAAAAAAATATCGAGGGGTGTATATTTACATAGTCAATTATTGGCAAGATTTTGTTATAGTAATATTTTATCGGGGAAGGTTTTATTCGTTTCGTTCAGTTACGGATAAAAGGGGGAAATTTGACAGATTTGGTAATTTTATAAGAGGGGAATATACCAACGAGGAATATATAATTGTGTTGGAAAATATTTTTAAAGATGCCCATAAATTCATTGACGCGATTAAAATAGAAAGAAGTGTTTTATTTCGCATAAAAAGGTCGCTAAAATTATTTATTCAAAAATCAAATGTTAAAAGACAAAGGAAAACAGGCGGAGTTCCGCAAGGAGCCGGGCAAATTGGGAAACGGCAAGAAAGCTCAGCTCAGGGACTCCAAATACCGCAAAGAGGCGGGGTCAACGGGAAACGCAACTAATAAGCAATCGTCTTATCGGAGTTAATTAAATGCCCAGAGGAATAGAGGAAAAAATAGCGTTTAGGATTCGCCCGAAATACAAGGAATCGGACTTGATGGCCGCCGAGGATTATTTCGGCAAACTTAAAAAAGACGCGAAAAAGAATAAACTGAAAATAATGAGGCGGGATTCGGGCGATAGGATTGAAGCAATTATGGTTGAAAAGGCCGATATTGAAAAAGCTGAAGAACAAAATTTTATTGAAATATAAAATATGCCATTAACGAAGAAAGGAGTTAAAATAAAAAAAGCGATGGTTCGCCAATATGGCAAGAAAAAAGGCGAACAGGTTTTTTACGCTTCGGAAAACAAAGGAATAATAAAGGGCGTGGCGAAAAATAAAGGAAGAACGCTCCACGATAGGGGCGGTTGGGTTTAATGCGACAGATTAGCGAAAAAGTAAAACGGATACGGAGAGTGCAGGCGCTTCAATTAGCCAAAGATTCGGACGATAAGGCCGAATTGAATGCCGATGAGCGCAAATACGCCAAGATACTTCAGCAAGTCCAAACCGAATTTCAAACTGGCTGGAATTTTATGCGTCCCAAAATCCAAGAAGGATTAAGGCGTTTGAAACTTTATAACAACCAGTTAAGAGACAAAGACAAAGTGGGCGACCCGCTTATTTATACTATTTTTCAATCTATTTTTTCGGTATTGTGGATAGATAGATTGGATGTTGAATTTTCCGGCCGTGAAGAAGGAGATGACGATATGGCGGAAAACTTGAATGTTCTTGCCGAATATGATTATGACGATATGGAAAAGGCGGAACACGACCACGATTGGATATTTGACGCTATGGCTTTTGGCCGCGGGCTTTCTTATTTTAACGAGTTTGATTTTGATACAAAAACTCCGATAGCGGAAGTTTGGGACCCGCTTACTTTTATCAGAGACCCCAACGCAAAAAGCGTGAGAGGTAATAGATTAGGTAATGGAAAACTTCAATATGGTTATCGTGAAGTTTGGAAAACAAGGGAAGAAATGAAGGATAACACCCAGTATTTCAATCTCGGACTTTTGAAAAGAGATTCTTCAACCGCAACTCAATCTTTACTTTTTGAGGCGGAACAGGCGCGAAATACCGCCCAAGGCCGTCAAAACCAGATACAAAGCGCTGGAGGATATAAGATAAGACAAGGGTTCACGATGATTGATGGCGTATTTCATCTTGTGGAATTGGCTAACCAGGGAAATTTATTGATTCGGTTAGAGCCATTAATTGAAAGAGGTAAGCCATTGAAATTTATTCCCTTGATTGACCGGGCATTTTCTCCAATATCTCACGATTGGGACGGAGTAAATATATTTGATATTTTAGAGGACAAGCAGAGATTTCGGGCGGCTTTAATCAACGTTATAGGCGAAGGAGCGCGGGCTGATGTGTATCCAATGCGGCTTTTTGACAAGAATAAAGTGCCGAAGGAATTGGATAAATCCTACGCAATGAATAAGTGGCTGCCTGTGGATGGTCCGATAGGAGATGCTGTTCAATCGCTTCAGCCAGCCGGCTATATTCAGAAAGCGCAGTTTATTTTGGATTTTTTGGACACTTCGGCGCAAAAAGCATTAGCCACTCCAGAATTTCAGCAGGCGGCGATGTCAAGCGAGAAAAGAACCGCAACGGAAATAAATCTCGTTTCTTCAAAAGTAGAAACGCGATATTCTCTGTCGGCTCGGATATTCGGATTGAGCGAGAAAAGATTTTGGCGGCGGTATTATGAAATTTATGACAGGGATTTTGAAGATATTGGTAAAAAATCGGTTCGTCTAACTGGTGCTTTCGGTTCAAAGTGGAGAAAATTTGGACGGGAAGATATTATTGTTGGAAGTCCATTAGGTTTAGATATAAAAATTGAAAGCCGAGCAATCAGCGAAGCCACGAAACAACGAACTTATTTACAACTCAAGGATTATTATTCATTCGCCTTTCAATATCCTGATACCGATAAACTTTATGGATTGCGGAAACTTGGCAGATTATTCGCCAAGAAAGATGAAATTGAACGGCTTTTGCCTTTGAATATAGACGAAAGGAAAGCGAGGGAAGAAAACGATGTGTTGAACGAAAATGAACCCCAAGCGGTTTTATTGGAACAAGACCATATAGTCCATTTAAGGGAACACGCGGCGGCAAAAGATACACCCGCCGCAAAAGTTCACATAAAAGCTCATACTCACGCTTTGATGATAAAAAGAAATCAACCCGAACTTTTTCCCCAACTGCCGTCAGATATGGCGATGGCGAACGAAAATAACAATAAATTGACGGCTGGTAAAACTCCCGAAGGGGCAATGGCAATGCAATGAGTAAAATCACAAACGACATACCCAAAAAGGTTATCAAAGCGGTAAAAGAGGGAATGAATAGCCCATTCTGGACGGATGGATTAAAAAAAGTTTTAGAAGATTATATTCAGATATTAACCGATAAAATTACGGGTGATATTTCAATAGTTGAGGGGGAAAATGAAAATGATTTGAAATCGGAAAGACGAGCGTATAAGAATCTTTTGACGCTTCCTGAAAAGATTTTGGAAGATGAGAAAGAGAATAAGAATCCGCCAAAGGACGAAAATAAAGGAATTGCCGACGACCCTTACGATTAAAATTTTATGAATAATTTGACAGACAAAGAAAAAAAAGTCATAGAGATATTGCGTAAGAACAAACCTTATGTGGATTTTCGGATTGAGAAGCGGCCAAAGAAAGATAAAAAGGAAGAAGGTGAGTTATCGCGAATTATTATTGAGGAAAGCGTATTGCTTTAATAAATTTTTTATGCTATAATTAAGTATTACGATTAAATAATACCGACTGAAGGGAAAAACCCAAAGTTATCGTGCTTTGGGTTTTTTGCGTTTTGGAAAGATATTTTTGTGATGTTTTCCCAAAACTCAAAAAAGAGTTTTCCGGCTTAGTCGAGCCGAGCGCAGCCAACCGCTTTAGTGTTGAGTGTTCCCGGTGCTTTAGAACCGAGAATTCAATCCGACAGTAGGTTGAATTACCGCTAAATAGGGTTTTCGGCATTTCCCGAAATAGCGAGTAATAAATATAAATTATGCCAGAAGAAAAAGATGACGCCGCAAACGCTGGCGGCGAGGAAGGCGCGGAAGGAGGCGAGGAAGATTTAAAGGGTCAGGAAGAAATTCTTGACGATAGGAACTACCAACCCGAAACCCGCAAAAGCGTAGGCGAGTATGTGGCTGACCGCCGGGTCAGAAGGGCCGAAAAACAAGCCAAAAAGGAAGGCGAAGAAGAAGGCGAAGAAGGCGTGGAAGACGAGCCGGATAATGCTTCTCTTATTCAAGAGGAAGTTAAAAAGGCCGTCACTCCGATTGCCGAATTTGCCCGAACCCAAGCCACCGATTCGGAAATCAATTCGTTTCTTGCCGCCAATCCTCAATTTAAAAAATTCGAGAAATTGGCGAGAAAAGACGCAGTTGCTTATCCGAATACTCCGATTTCCAAGATTTTCCGCGCTCTTGCTTATGATGAGAGAGGCGAAACCGCCAATATCATCGAAGCGAAAAAGAAAGAGGCGGAAAATAAGAAGTTGGGAGGTTCGCCACAGAGAAAGGGTATCAGTGCTCCCGTGAGACCCTCTCTTATATCAGACGAGAAACTTAGAGAAGTTCGTTTGAGAGTTAAAACGGGGGAAAAAATAAATCCTTTGGAGTTGGAATAAAAACTCCACGCGGGAATAAAAAATGTCGAACCCGCGATATAAATAAATAGTTAAATATGCCAAATACAGGAACAGAGCAAGTTACCGCTGCTGTTAATGCTTATCTCGTAAAGGAGTTGCTGTCGCGGGCTTATCCTTATTTTGTCCACGTTCTGTGGGCGGAAGTGAAGGACTTGCCCCGCAACGCCGGTGAGACCATCAAATTCCGCAGGTATACTAACTTGACCGCCGCAACAACGGCTTTAACTCAAGGAGTGGATCCTGCTTCGGAACAGTTGGCTATCACTGACGTGACAGCATCTCCTCTTATCTACGGAAATGTCATTACAACGACCGACTTTTTGGATATGACGGTCATTGAGAATCTTAACATGGAAATCGCCCGGCTCTTGGGGGATAACATGGGGGACACAATCGACCAGTTAACCAGAAATGTCATTCAGGCCGGCTCAACCGTCCAGTATGCCTCAACAGCTACTGATCGGGCGACCATTACGAGCGGGATGAAATTGAACAGCACGGAAATCAGGGAAGCGGTGAGAACCCTGCAAGGCAATAATGCCAAATACATCACCGAAACTATTGACCCTTCGAACGGGTTCAATACCTCGCCAGTGCCTGCGTGTTTCGTGGGCATCCTCAGCGAGGACACGCTTTACGATTTAGAGGACGACCCCGATTGGGTTCCTTACGAAGAGTATGCGCAAGTCGGAAGACGACTTGGCGATTTCGAGGAAGGAAAAATCGGCAGAGTCCGTTTCGTAAATGCGGGTTCGAATGCCAAAACTTGGAGTTCAACGGTAACCGTTCACGGAACTCTTATCATTGGCCGAGAGTTTTACGGCATCTCTCGCATCGCCGGAGAAGAAATGGCGATGATAGTAAAGTCTTCAAAAGACAACACAACGGACACGTCGAATCCGTTGAACCTCCGCTCTACGGCGGCCTGGAAAATTACCTTTGTGGCGAAAATTCTCAACGACAATTTCGGAGTGAGAATTGAGCATGCAGTGTCAAGCTAACATGACTAAAAATTATTTTATCGGTTTCTTAGCGGCGGCATTGGTGCTTGGCGGTATAATTGGTTATATAGTTGCTCCGTCTTCCCTGAACGGAGTTAACCTTGGAGCGTCTAATCCCTCCAGTTCGGTTATTTCCTACTATTCTTCGCTTAGTAAGCAGGTGTTGTGGGATTCGCTTAATTCTTTATTGATGGATATCAATAAAGTAAGAGCGCCGCTTGCTGGAGTTATTGCTGCAAGCGCCACTTGGAATCCTTCAAGTATGGCGGCGGCAACTACAACTGGAGTTGGTTTAGGCGTAATTTCGGGTTATACCACCACAACTCTTACGCTTACTGGGGCGGCGGTCGGAGATTTCGTGATTGTATCGTTTGATTCTGCCACTTCTACCGACCTTTGGACGATTTCCGGCAAAGTAAGTGCGGCTTCTACGGCATTAATAACGATAGTTAATTACAGCACTGCCGCACTTGACCTTACAACTTCCACCCTAAGGGCCAGGGTATTGCCACAGTCAACATTTGCCGCGCCGGCATCGCTCCAAACATCAACGAGCACAAGTTATTAAAAATATGGCTACACAAAAGAAAAATTTAACGGTGAAAGAGTTGAAAGCTGAATCGGAACCCGATGAAAAGAAAGAGGTATCCTTTGATATTCCCGGCAAGATAAATCACGAGAAGTTTGATAAAGGGGGAAAGGCGGAAAAAACCTTTATCGCCTTGTGTAAGCAACCTAAAAAGATTGCTTACATTCCTCTTGAACCGAGCGATATACCCGGAACGACATCGGCCATCAAGCAATTCTGTTATAACGGGATTCGCATCAATATAGTCAAGGGTATTGCGATAGAAATGCCGCAATCTCTCGCTGAATATATTGAGGAAATTGAAGCGGTAAAGCGGAGTGTAATGAATGTAAGGACAAGAGATTTAAACACAGGCGGGATGCGCGAGGCGCGACTTGACTTATTGAGTGAAGCCCAGAAAATGGGCGTGTTATAAACGGTCGAACGATTAAGCAAGGTGATTTATTAAAATGTCTAATTTCGCAAATCGTGTTAAAGAAAAAGTAAATAAGTCGGCGGGGTCTTCGTTCTGGAAATTATTTGAACTCACCAGTTCCGATATTTTAACCACGGCGGCAGACCTCACAAGTGCGGCCAATGGGGATTTAATTGTTGAACAATGCATCCTTATGACCGATGCCACTGGACTTGCGGGCGGAACGAACTTTGAGATTTCGGTTTCCGGCGAAACTTATGGTGAAAACAAGCCATTAGTGGAAGCCGTGGGAAATCTTTCAGCGAGTGTCACCCGTTCGCTTATCAATACCGGACCGGATTCAACAAACGACCGGTTTCTCTCGGTAACGGGAGTGCCATTCGTTTTACAAGCCGGAGACAAACTTCAATACGGTTCGTCTGTCGCCGTTTGCACGGGAACTGGAAAGATATTGATTGCGGTAAAGTTCGTTCGCGTAACTGATGGAGCCGACATTAAGTCCGCACTGTAATCGTGAACTTATCCTATCCCTAACTGCTAAAAAGTTGGGGATAGAAATAAGTTTATGAAAACATTTATTATTTATTTCAAATTTAAAACTGATGTAATTATTGACTCAATAGACGGCAGTTTTGAAGTTAAAGCAAACGACCAAAAAGAAGCAAAAGATTTGGCGAACAGGATTTTGGATTGCTTCAAGGTTAAAGTTGAAAATGTGAAAATAGCCGATAAGGGAACGGGATTTTTTCTTGATTAAAGGTCGTCAGATTAATAATAAACAAATGAAACAAACAATTTTTGGAATTTTAGTGGTAGCCCTTCTTTTTTTGATATGGGTTGTTCCGAAAACTGGAACTGACATCAATTTAGGCGGAGGGACTAATTATCATAATCAATCGTCTTCAACGGTAAAAACAGTAGGGACTACATCAACTCCCGTTCGCATAACCACAGGAAGTGAACAGTGGATTTGCGGAGGATTTGGAAATACGACGGCCATAGGATTTGGAGAAGCGGCGGCGACAAGTTCAGTGGGTGGAAGCGGATTAGTTTTTGCTTCAAGCACTCCAACTTGTTATGGTCCATTCCATTTTCAAGGAACGATTTATGGAGCATCTAATACGGGGACGACGGATGTGGGTATTATAGATTTCAATTAAAAATGACTGGAACCCAATTAGCTATATTAGTAAGAACTATGACGCGAACTGATAGCAATACACTACCAGACGCGGAACTTCTTTTGTCGGTCAACAATGCCAAAAACGAACTCGCTCCGCAGATTGCGAAAAAGAACGAGCAGTTATTTATCATTCCCGCCACTTTTGACCTGGCGGCAAGCACCGTGGCGACCCGGGAATATCCTTTGCCAAGCACAATGATGAATCAACTTGCGACAGTGGAATTGGCTTTAGAGAGCGATGCCACCGAGTTTATCGTCTGCCGGCCGTATCCTGGCGGATTACAACGGCTTATTAGAAACATAAATGGACTCACAGAAGATAATATCCGGGGAAACTTCACGAACCAAGGGCCTTATTACATCAAGATGAGAAACGGAATTTTTATCCTTACAGGCGAGATTACTTCAACCATCGCTTCAGTTTTAAATGCCAGAGGAAAAATAAGATACAGGAAGTTTCCGGCCGACCTCGCCAATCTTACCGGAAACACCGATTTATCCATAGACCCCAGTAATATTACTTTTGGTATGCCATTAGTATGTCATGAGATTTGGGCACGCCGTGTATCTATTGTCTTTAAAAGCAGCAGACCAAAACCAATACCACTTTCGGCACTGGAACAAGTGTATGAAAGCGATTTGAATAAAGCATTAGACACTATTTCAATAGATGATTTAGGAGACGAAATAAGGGGTTTTCTGCCGGCGGAAGATTCACCCAGTCGTCTCGGAAACGAAGTATAAAACTATGGCTTACACTGACCAACCAAGACCAACATCAGATAAAGAAGGCAGATTTTCGCGAGCAAAATTTTCTAAAGCCCGTTTTAGCAATCCGGATGCGACAACTGATGTAGAAAAACCGGAAACTTCGCATACGGATAAAGAACGGCCAACCTAATATGAGAAGAATTACCGAAATAATAATTGTATTTTTGGCAGTGGCGGTTATAACACTCGGATTTTTCGTTTTGGGTTTGTATGAAAAGATAGATAATCTGAATAAATCATTTACTTTTGGCACCGCTTCCGGTAGCGGGAATTTCCCGACTGCTTTCAATAATTTTCAGGACAATGACACTATACAAGCCCTTGATTGGTCAAAAATTGAGTGGACTATCGGAACCACTACCGAACCGACCGGTGGGTTTGCTTCTTCCACCGCCACTTCTACGATTTGGTATAAATTAACTACTTCCAGCGATCCCGGTCATAAGCATACTACCCTTACAACTTCCACCGCGCCGACAACTTCAACGTCAACTTGTTCTGTCGGAAACATATCTTGGGACGCCACTTATTTTTATTATTGTAATTCTTTAAATATTTGGAGGCGTGCGACTTCCAGTGCGTTTTGATAATTATAACCAATACCTAAAAATGGGAAACAAATTAGGACAATTTGTAAAAGGAAAACCAAGTTGGAATAAAGGCACAAAAGGAATAGTTAAACCAAATAAAACTTCTTTTAAAGAAGGACATTCTGTTCCGCAAGAATGGAGAGATAGTTGGAGTAGAAAAAATAAAGGAAGGTTAGCTTGGAATAAAGGGAAATATTGCTCAAAAAAAACTAAAGAAAAGATTAGCGAAAGTCTTAAAGGTAGAATTCCTTGGAATAAAGGAAATGGAGATTTTATATTTAATTGTAGAGTTTGTAATAAAAAAGTTTTAAGCAATGGTAAAATACGAAGGAAAATATTTTGTTCAAAAGAATGTTTTTATCTTCATTCTCATATAATGAGAGGTGAAAATCATTGGAATTATAAAGGCGAAAATAATCATTTACAAAGATATTGGTCTCAATATAAAGAATGGCGTAAAAAAGTTCTTAAAAAAGATAATTATATTTGTGTTGTCTGTAGAAAAAAGGGAGGCAATTTACAAGTTCATCATATCAAAAGTTTTGCGAAATATCCTAAATTGAGATTTAAAGTTTCAAATGGGAATGTAGTTCACAGAGATTGTCATTTAATAAAATTACATAAATGGAATTATATTAAAAAACAAAATGGCTAACATTTATTGGCAACAATTCAATGGATTATCGGATTCTTTATTTTCTGGTGTTCGGAATAGTTTTTATAAAATGGTTGGTATTGATATTCATAGCAAACCGGGAGCATTTACCGTCAACCAAAAACTTACAAAACATTCAGACACGACAATTACCGCTTTGTGCCGGGTTACCATTCCCGTAAGCGATGGTTCTAAATTGTGGTTTTCTTACACCAATGGCAAAATTTGGCGGGAAAGCGGCGGAACTTATACTTTGGTTTATACACTCAATGCGGTGGGTGGAGGTGTACCAGAAGTTGGAGCGGGAACTACGGGTTGTTTGGGAGCGAAAGAATACAACAGTTTTATTTATTGGGCGACCCAATCAAGATTACACAGAATTGCGGTGGCGAACATCGGCTCCGCGGCTTCTTGGACTTCCAATGCCATTCCTAATTGGCAAACATTTTCAATTACCGATGCCGAATTTCATCCGATGGTTATTCAGAATGCAAGTTTATTTATAGGCGATGGCAATTATGTTTCCAGTGTTGGTTCAACGGCTGCTTTTACGCCCAATGCTTTAAATATAGTCGCACCGACAAGGATTAAGTGTATGGCGCCTACTGATATTGATTTGGTCATTGGCACGATAATTGCGACTTCAGTCAATTTTTGCTGGATAATCAGGTGGGATACGGTTCAGACCGCTTGGCAGTATTCAGAACCGGTCTGGGAGAATGGAATCAATTCTTTTCTATGGGATGGTTCCGTGCTTTTGGCTCAAGCCGGAACTTACGGGAAATTATATTATTACGATGGGAGCAGACTTCAAGATTATAAGCGGATTCCTGGCGACTGGTCGCCGACAAAATATGGCGAGATATTCCCCAATGCTACGGGAATTTTGAGGGGCATTCCGATATTCGGATTTTCCAACGGTTCGGGCAATCCTTGTGAACAGGGAATTTATTCTATTGGAAGTTATAGCAAGGATTATTCCAAAGTTTTATCTCTTGATTACGTGATAAGTGAAGACGTGGTTTCAAGCATAAGCATCGGGGCCATAATCGTTGACGGCCAAAATGTTTATGTTTCTTGGCAGAATGGCTCAACTTTCGGAATTGATAAATTGGATTATTCCGCTAAATACGGTTCGGCCTATCTCGAAACTTTAAGGATTACTCCGGATGCCGTGGGCTCGGTTCAAACTGCCAGAGTTTTCGCCAATTACCAGTCATTGCCTGCCGGCACGACAATTACTTTTTCTTACAAAGAAAATAACGCCGCTTCTTATGTTGATTTGGCAACGGTGAATGATACGGAGGGAAAACGGCTTTACGCGGAATTAACCATTGAAGCGAGGGTTTATCAGTTCAAGGCCGCTACCACAGTTTCAAGCAACGATGCGCCGGTATTCGAATTACTTGGCGTGGAATTTGTTTAAAAGGCCGCAGATAACAAATAATAAATCAATGAATAATTTT